CCATCATGGCTTCAGTTTTATCATAATAACTGGCTCTGATAGGTTGATGTATCATAGCACAATGAACTACATTTGCTGGGCATTGAAATAGGTCATAAAAAGTTTTATCGATACCCCATGCAATTTGTAATGGCCAATGAGAAATGAATTCCATTAGAAACTTAAATTTATCTAATGTGAAAAATGGAGAACCCATTTCAATAAAATTAGTCTCAGAAAAATGACAATTCGGATCATGTCTAAGACACTCATAGATCAAACTAGAATCATGAGGCATAGAAAGTTGCCAATACTGAAAATTCAAATTCTGCGCTAGAAGCAATCCTGTATTAAAATCTTTATAACCAGTAATCAAGTCATCATCGACGCAACCGATATATTTGTATTTGTCAATCGGGAAAGTCTTTGCTACTTCTTGGATGATTTGCCATTTGTGTCCCTTCATTCTCAAGATATGATCATAAGAACCAGGTTCTGGCTCAAAGTCATTATATACTACAACGAGAGTTTCGTAAAGTCTTTCATTTTTTGTCCAGCGCCAGTGTTCTTCTTCAGACCATCTAGCATCATGAGGCATTTCCATACCAACAGGACATATAATCAAATTGTCTGCCATAATTAACCTTTATATGGTTCAAATTTCGCTCTCACTTCTGGATGAAAGCATGGGTGATCGGGCACATTCGGTCTACAGAGAGTATAGAATGTGTTTACATTACTTATTTCGTTTATTGTTGAGATAAAATTAAGATTTTCTTTATTAGTATGTTTTATGAGAAAGTTTATAATACCATGAGTATCTGGATATGCAGTACCTCTAGGCCATCCGTATGTTTCTCTCATAGAGTTTTTCATCACCCCACTAAAAGAATGATTCCAGATATAGAAACAATCACATACAAATAGATGAGATTTCCACCAAATAGGATCTTCAGGAAATAAAAAATTAATTTTATTAAAATCTATACTTTTTTCTTGAGCAATCTTTTTACTGAAATGAATATCGAATCGGGTAAAAACTACAGCATCTAATTCTTCTCCCTGAATAGCATCGTGAAGTTTAGATTTAGCAGTAAATGCATCGGATTTAGAAAAGTCTGAAAATACTGTGACTTTCGGTTTGACCATATCAAAAAATTCTTCTTCAACTTTTTTATCATCGAACGGATATGTTGAGGCATAATTTATAGCCTCATATCCTTGGTCTACAAAAGGTTGAATCAGCATCGTTTGAATATTATTCCAACAATGACGAAAATCCCTAGAATACCCAGTTTTCTTATCGATGCCCTGGGTTATACCATAAAAAGCAAAACCTAATTTCATTCAGTTTTCTGCTCAGGAAAGTATTTCACAAAAGTGTCTTGATTATTTGGTCGAATGCTTTTAATCTTTCGTTTCATCTCTTCATAGAAATTCCATGCAAGAGGAATAAAACAAATATCCTCATCTTTATATTCATAAAGAGCATCCATACCTTTAATCGGAACAGAACTGCCAGGAGTATACAGACCTTGCTTCAAAGGATTTTCATCAATAATCAAATCTGGTGCTTCTTTTGCAAAATTCAAAAGTGTATTACCTTTTGCTGGTGCGCCAAGTCCGACAACCTTAACACCAAGTCTTTTGTATGCTCGAATCATACCTGCAACATATTCAGCTACCATAAGACACTTTTTGGTGTAATCTTCATAGGTTTTGTCTGTGTATAAACCTTTTTTCTGTTCAATAGAAATAAGATTTTCAATAGTTTTTGGTGCTTTATTAAACTTTGAGATAATGAAAATATAACTTGTACCATGAACAGGAGATTTTACTACATCAATCAAGTTTAGGCCAGCACGTTTACAGAGTGCATCGATAGATTTGATATTATAGAAAGAAAGGTGTTCATGATAAATTGTATCAAATTCACCATTCAAAATCATATCCGCTTGGGATGTCGTAGCAAATAACAGACTGTCTTTGTGCATCGTCTCCTTGATATTCTGGAGTAATTCGAGTTGGTTGAAGTTGTGTGCGAATGCGTTTTGACATACGATGACATCGAATTTTTCTTGGAATTCTTTTCCCGTAAAGTACCCGCAGACGATTTTGTGCCTTTGGGACGAAGTAGCATACAAGTTTTCCGCTGGATCAACGCCATAAGTTTCTGCTCCGTAATCTTGGAAGTAATTGAGTTGACTACCATCATTACAACCAATATCGAGAACAGTTCGCGGCTTTGTACCATATTTTTCCGCTGCGAATTGAGCAAACCAATCAAAATATTCTAGCTGAGACTTTGCTGTACCAGAAACATATAGGTAATCTTTAAAAAGTAAATCTGGATTTACTCGGTGTGTCAACTGTACATGATAACAGTGTTTACACCGATTGATTGCAAGAGGATATTCCTCCTGAACTTCTTCTTTTGTTTTTTTAAATGAATTTGCTAGTGGCTGTTCATTTAAACTCAATGTCAAAAATAAATCTGAACTACCACAAGCAATACATTCTGTTATATGTTCACAATTATTCATGCGTCTAGCCACCTTCTATTCTGAAGATACCAATCGCTCACTTGTTTAATTCTTTCACTAAAAGCAATCGTTGGTTCCCAACCTAATGACCTCATCAAATCTCCACTCAAAGCATAACGAAGATCATGACCAGGCCTACTCGAATGAAAATCAATCATTTCATAAACTAATTGTTTATTTTGTGCTTGAGCGATAAGTTTGGCTAATGTAAGATTATCTACTTCTTCTTTACCAACAATATTGAATTTAGCACACTTCGCACCACCATAATCAGGAGCGACTTTTGGTTTGTTAATCAAGAGAAATAGAAGGGCTTCAGCAACATCTTGTGCATGAATATAAAAACGACTTCCTGCATGAGTCTTCGTATGATCGGAATGAATCCAAATTTTTTCACCTAAATCGACTTTCTTAATACAAAGAGGAATAAACTTCTCAGGAGTTTGACGTTCACCAAATACATTCATAGTATGGGTGATCATCATAGGAATTTTGTATGTGTTTTCATATGCAACACACAATTCTTCCGCTCCTGCTTTTGATGCAGAATAAGGATTTGTAGAGTTATATCTCGCTCGTTCATCATATGAAACTCCTGGTGGCGCGGCACCAAAAATTTCATCTGTACTGAAATATAGGAAAGTATCGAGTCTATCGAGCCTTCGAGTATACTCTAGTAAATGTGCAGTACCGATAGTATTATCAAAAATAAATTCCATCGGATGAGTAATAGACCTATCAACATGCGAAGATGCTGCAAGATGAAGAATAATATCTGGTGTTCCAAACTTATGCATAAAGTTTTGAACTAGAGGATTAATCTCCGCTTTCAAATCATGAAATACGACATTCACTCTTTTCTTGGTTTCTTTGTCATAATTCTCAAGAATTTCGTGAAGTCTATTCAAGTTGCCTGAAAAATCTAGTCTATCTAAGGTAGTAATTTTCCAGTCTGTTTTCTTAATTAACAATTCGATAACATGGTGTGCAATGAATCCTGCTCCACCAGTAATTAATACATGCTTACTCATTAATAATATCTCCTGTTGGTGCAATCACACCTTCTAAACCAATAGGTTTCACTTCAACCCACTTATGCATATGTAGATTCTTATAATACGAATGTTCAACATCAATATTATATTGAACACAAGTATTAAAAATAATTGGTAGTTTAGACTGAAACGTATCGAACAAAGAAGAGTCCATATGCCACAATCTCAATTCAAATATCCTATCAACACCAGCCTCTTCTTGTTTTTCTTTTGACATCCAAGAATTAACTGTAGGTAAAAATACAAATGAATCTTTAAAGTCCTCTCTATTCAAAACAAAATTATCATTCAGTTCATATCTGCCTGATACTTTATAAATTCTTTTACATTCTACTCTATTTTTGGAGTAATAGTCAAGAGCAATAATAAAACTCATTGTCTCGGCTAAACTTCTCAAACCAACTTCCGAAAAATACCTAACTTGTGCATTATCTCCGGTATAAAAAAAAGTTACACCCATAAGACCAATCATACCAATATATTCACTTTTCGGTAATTCATAGGATGCATCAAATAAAATAATCTTACTATTAGGGCAATATTTTTGTATCGACTTAATAGTTTTTACTGTTTGCTCATATCTTTCATCGTTATTGAAAACTGAAAGTTGTTTTACATTCAGAGCAGAACTTATGAAAAAGACTCCATCAACCATATTTTGCCTCTATAACTTTTCGCCATTCTGGTACTCTATCATACTGGTGAACAATAGTAAACTCTTTTCCTTCAGAAGTAGTAACTTTGCCGTCAATCATCTTAGGTTCTGCTTCTAAAAGAAATGGTCTGAACTGTTCAATTTTTGATGGGTCTGCTGTTGTACCTAATTGTGAAGCCCATCCATCTTCAGAATTCATATACAAACTTGTGCTGCGATATGGTTCTTGAGATATCATGAAGTTAAATGTTGATTGATCACAAATAGGAATCGGGCGATTGATTGCAGCGGTAAAGATATTGATTGTTAAATCTCGAATAGCATATCCACGACCAGCCAAAACGCCTACATTATAAATTGTATTGTGTTTAAACTTATCATAGATGTATTGTCCATAGGTTTCAAGTAAGTTTTGATTGCCCCATGGTTCATCTTTATATCTCATGCTTTCAGATGCAAAGAGATAATCTTTATCGGAACTATTAAGAAGTTCTTCAACATGTGGAATGGGATTTTTTTGAAAGACGACATCTTTAACATCGGTAGTAATTACAAATCTGTAATCATTCCGAGAAAGATGATCATAGATGTGAATAAATCTTTCGACATGAACAGGAATTCTTCCATGTTCATATACTAGGTCACCATTTTCATTCTGACCAAAACCGATAACTTTAAAGCCGGAATCAATAACTCTTTTTACGGTTTCAATATCACAATTCATCAGAACCAAAACTTTTTCACCTTCGAATCCGCTTTGGTTGATTGAATTCACCCAATACTTCAATACATTCCAATTATATCCGGTGCTTGCACCAATTATCAAATCATTCATAACAAATCTCCTTAAAATTATATAGTCATACTATTGACCAGGTGTATCCTTTTTATACTTGTTTGCCAAGTGTTTTGTTCCCCATTGTCCAGCTCCAGCGACAGGTAAAATATCTGGATTGGGAGACTTCTTTTCTTCATGTACACTTTTATGTAGTGTTGCTCCAGTTACTCTCTGGACAACATCCCATGCCTGTTTGTGTCTTTTATTCTTAACGTGATCATCAAATTCATTACGTTCTTTTTGATTCGCTTTCTTTTTGAATTTGATTAGTTCCATAATACCTATATTTCCCGCATATGCAGCTTCATGTAGTATATTGAACTGTTTAAAATTTAACACATTAGCCTCTAGTCAAATTAAGTATTTTTTGTATCTGTGTTTCTAATGTCTGTTTTCTATTAGGCCACTTAATCACAGGCTGATCGGCAGTTTTCAGTAACTTAGTTAGAAAAGGTAAAATTAATTTTTCAACTTGTTCAAGTCTTTGTTTATACTCTTCAACTGTTTCATCTTTTTCCGCAATTACAGATTCATAATCGGCATCATCTTCTGCGGTGAAACCAAAGTCATCATCACCATATTCTTCCATTATTTTGCTGATATCAAATTTCTTTTCCATCATTTATTCCAATTCTTTTGTGCTGTGAAATTCTGTAGACTAAATTCCAATCTATCAACTAGTTTTACAGCATTACCTTTGAGTTTATCCACTGCTACGAAACCTTCTGGATTAGTAATTCTAAAACCATTTTCAGTTCTCATGAAAGTATTAGTAACTTGTTTCATTTGTTGCAATTTAGCAATAATCATATTCTTAGCTTCAACAAATAAATTTTGTAGATCAAATATTGCTTTCAAATCTGTAGTATTTGCTCTATAAAATCTCATCAATTCATTTTTTTCTTCTTGTCTTTTCTTTCTAGTGTCTTCTCTTTTCGCAGATAAAATTTCTTTATTTAATCTATCTTCTATCCATTTTAGTAATTCTACAGTATGAGATGTAGTATTGGTAATCTTTTTACCTTCCTTAACTTTAGAATTATTGAACGTCTTTATTTGTAATTGAATTAAATCTGATGTGGATATTCTATTCAAAGTCATAGAATTCATTCTCTGAAATATTACTCCAGCTTCCGATAATATTTTATTGAGTTTTTTAGTTTCATCTTCAGTAAAAGTTGCTGTACCTGATGCATCAACAAAGTATGCATCTCGGAACCAAACATCTTTTGTTCGTTTTAAATTATTAATATCAATATTAAAAGATGATTTTAAATCTTGAATAGTTTGTCCAGTGTATGATGTATGAAATACGATACCCATTTCGGCTGCCAATATGCTTTTTGCTAAAGAAGAATCGGCAGGAACTGCATATACAATTGTATTAGGTTGAAAAAGTATATAATCAGTACCATCAATTGTTTCTCTTTGAATGTCACCCTTAGTAAACATCATATCACCCTGAAGGACTCCTTGAATGCCGAGTTTAGGTAGATATCTAAGTGCGACTTTTAGCTTTGCATTCAAACCTTCGCCTGTATGGTTTTTATCAATATCTTCTTCAGTATAATTTAATTTACTATCGACATTGAATATTCCTTTAGTTGCAACAAAAAACTTTCCATTCTCTGGATTAATTCCAGCAAAAACGGCAGGTGCTCCATCCCATTTTGTGGTCACATTAACTTTATTATTACTGTGACCTGCTAACATATCCCTAAGAGAACGGAGAAAATTTATTGCATCTCTAGCACCAGAAACGCCTCGATTAATTATCTCATCCTCGATATGTTCTAAGTGAACATTCTTTCCTTCTTTTTTACCTTCAGTTATAAATTGCTTAAAGTTCATAATTGTATTCCTACTTTGTCTCGTACTCTATCGAATGCGGCTTTACTTCTAAAAGCAAAATTATCATGTGTAACTGTATCTTCTGCTGGCACCATTGATTGCATAACAAACTGAGGTACTCCGTTTTTAATACCCATTTTTACTATATTCAAATCTTGAAAACAATGCTTCATGATATTATCAAAATCAAATTGATTCGATGATATAAATTTAATAAAACCATATACTATATTAGTAGTAGTAAAAGAAGCTTTTCCTGTTTTTAATTTTTGTTTTTCTGATTGTGGAACTTTAGTAGAATCTAAAACGAACCTTGTGAGAAAGGTTGCATATGCTTCTGGTTTTGATAAATTAATTGAAGAGATTTGTTTATCTTTATTTTTCTCTATAATTACAGAATCTTTCTTGAAATCTACACCAGCAAACATTTTCTTCAAATCTAGTGCTGATATATCGAAACCTCTAGCAGTAGCATTATTATTAATCAATGATTCGAATGCTAATATTACACCTTCAAACATTCCGTGATCGGTTAATTTCTGTATTACCTCTAATTCTTTTTGATTATTTCGGAAAACAGGATCACCTTTCATTTTATTAATTCTTTCATGAATTAATTTAGGTGCTAGTGTATTTGAACCACCAGTTAATGCTTTAGAACTGAACCCATAATGATGTTTATTACTAATAAAAAAGTCAAAAACTTCATAATTCTGTCTAGTGGGAAAAACAACATTATCGACTTTATGACCTTTTAAATATTTGATTGCAAATAAAGGACCTAAAATTTCACCGAAGTCTGTAATGATTTTCTTTTCTTCTATTTGTTTTCCGCTATTATTATATGTGTTTTCGACCTGTTGTTGATTTGCTGAACCTTCCATAAAATCAACTAGAGTTTTCAGATAAATTTTAGAAGGTTCTGAAATTCCTGCTACTTCTTCTATTTGTTTTTTGACTACCTTAGGGTATTCTCGGATAGGAATAACCCAAAATTTATCATTTTTTGCTCTAACTAATTCCGAAATGTCCTGTGTCGGTAGTCTGGAAAACAAATCACCAGGTTGTAAAAGCATAGAATCTCCGATATTTTATCGGTTATTTATACTCTTACTCCCTCAAACTTAGAATTGAACTTTCTCTCTCTATTTCCAAAAGTATTGATTGGTTTATCTGGCATGTCTTGTCCCGAATCGATCAAATCTTGTGCATGACTTTCGACATCATACAATCTCATCTTTGATCTGTCAACACCAATAACGAATTTCTTGTTATGTGTCGGATCATTATATCGATTCTTCAACTGTTTGACCATGATTTGATTTAACTGTTGGAGTTCTTCTGTCGTAATCAGAGCAAACATGAAGTCTGCTGTAGCAGGAAGACCAAAAGATTCGCTGGTATCTTCAAGACCGACATCAGTATTTGTATAGCCTGACCTAGTTGTTTGTGTTGCAGAAACAATAGGTACATTAAACTCAACTGCAAGACCTCGAAGTTCTTCAGCAATCGACTTGATATAGGTATATGAGTTTACACTACTTCCCATTTTAAGTCTAGATGAACAACAAATATTCAAATAGTCAACAAAGATAATTTTTGGATGAAAGTTCTTCTTCAACTGCAATTCATTCAGTAATGACCTAAAGTGCATGGCACTGGCTGAAGCTGTCGGATATTCTTTGATAATTAATTTGCCGCGAGTCTTACTCTGAATGGCTTGAAACCTTCGGACATAATCTTCTTTTGGAATTACAACGAGTTCATTCAAACTGATATTCAGTAAGTTTGCATCGATCCTTTCTGCAATTTTTTCTTCAGCCATCTCAAGTGTGATATACAGAACATCATACCCCTGAGAAATACAACTTGCAGCAACATGACACATAAAGAGAGACTTACCAACACCGGTGCCAGCAAGAGCAATATTAAGTGTTTTATTTGGAAGACCACCTTTTGTGATTTTGTTGAAGTAATCGAGATCGAATGGGATTCTTTCTTCTTTTTGATGATAAAATTCATATCGCTTCTCATAATCGTCGATGTAATCATGACCAATGTGATTATCAAAAGAAACACCGAGAGCATCAGATAGAATCTTCGGTATTTCTCCTTTTGCCTTATTGTTGGTTTTATTGTCTAGAATACTGACAGATTCCATAATTGCATTATAGATTGCCTTGTCTTGACAAAACTTTTCCGTTTGGTCTGTCAACCATTGAACTTCGGTTGGCTCATCCTTATTTTGATGAATAAGTTTTAGAAGATCGATAGTACCTCGAACTTGCTCTTCGGTTAGAGATTTACTCTCTGTGAAATTAATTACGAGGGCTTCATATGTCGGAAGAGCCTTGTACTTTTCGATAAAACTTTTAATTTCTACAAATAGATTTTTCTCAGTATTGTCGGAGAAATATTCCGAACTAATGAAAGGTAATACTTTTCGAGTATACTCTTCATTATAGATTAGATTCTTCAGAATAGAATTTTCTAGGCGATTCAAATTGACCATCCATTAAAATGATTTCAGAAAGTATATCACCTATCATTGTAACAAAATTTTCATCTTTTTCCAATGATAATTGATCATGATTTCCAGAATTTACAATCATATATCCGAACTTTAGAGTAGCCAAGTACCCTTGTTCGGATATATTTGCATTGTTATAATAATAAACCACACCTTTGTATGGTTCTTTTAGTATTTCTATACCAGTTAAATCGGTTTCTGGAAAATCGATAAATTTAAAATCTTCATCAAGAATCAATTTCTTCGGTTTCTTCCAAAACTGAAGCATTTCCCATAATATTTCCGTAAGCGATTTCATATTTTTTCCTTACAAACTCTTTGAAATCCTTATTTGCTAAGATTTCTTTCCAAAATTCTTCTGTTTGGGTTGCATCAAATCGATATTTCTTTTCAGAAATTTCACCAGTTTCTTTATTCACTTTTGCATACCAACCATTACTTGGCTTGATAACAAAATCACCTTCAAGTGCTACATCCAGGAGACCGGAGTATTTTTGAATACCACCTTCGAACGAAACAGCGATAGGAATTTTTGATTTTTCTTTGACATAGCGAGATTTCTCCACATTAATAATAAAGTTATAACCAGTAATTTCAGTACCTTCTTTTTCTTGCTGGCGACCAAGAATAAAGATGTTATCTGCCGAGTAATAAGAACCTGTACCGCCACCGACAATATCTTTAGGAAACATTCCAATTTCCTTGTAGGTATGATTGACTACAACCATAGGAATGTCTTTAAGTGTCAGATGCGGAGTTACCATACGAAACAAACTCTTAACTTGTTTCGCTCTGCTCATATCAGCAACAGATTTTTGATCGAGTGCATCTTCAACTTCTTTTTTCGATGCAAGATTACCGATAGAATCTACAATAATCATAACACGTTCACCGCGCTCAATAGATTCTAACTGTTTCATGATATCAAACTTCAGTTGTTCAATATCGGTAATTGGAGTATGGAGGACTCTATCGGTGTCGATGTTGAAAGTATTGAAGTAAGACTGAGGAGTACCAAACTCAGAATCGTAAAATAAAAGAACAGAATCTTCATATTTCTCCATGTAAGATTTAGCCATCAGAAGACTGAAGGCAGTTTTAAAGTGTTTAGAAGGACCTGCCCACATAGTTAATCCTGGAGTCAAACCACCATCCAGGCGACCACTCAATGCAACATTGACCATAGGAATACTGGTCGGAATCATATCTTTTTCATTAAAGAATTTCGATTTAGACAAAATAGCAGAGTCTTTAATCGTAGAATTCTTTTTAATTTTATCCAATAAACTCATAATAACCTCTTAGAAAAAATTATCTAGTGTATTTGTTTTCTCTGTTTTCCAGCCGATACAATCAAGAATGATTTTCACTGGTTCGAGAAATGCTTTTTCGAATTGTACATCATAATCAATATACCCGTCAAGCTTAAATTCAGGAGGTAAACGATTCGGATATGATATAACTGTATCACCAATAGGATTAGGTCTTTTCAAGTAGGTAAATTTTAGTTTTTCACCTTCTTGAATCATCGGATACTTTTTTGTTAGATCATATTTCTTTAAAAAATGATTATACAATAAAGCACCCTTAACATGAATCGGTGTTCCCTTAGTATATATTTGAGAGTTATCTGAGTAAGTGTTCAATCCATTCACTGAACGAGGAAATGATATCTCTTCAGGAGGCAATTTCGAAAACTGATTACGAAAGTTTTCGATATAGTTTTGTACTGAATTTTCATCCGAGATGACAATTAATTTAATTACCTCTTTCATTCTCTCTCGAATAGAAGATGGTGTTGAAGATTTAACAACCTCAAGACCCATCACTTTCATTTGAGGTTCAGTATATTGAACACCCTCATTATTATATACGTTTAGGATATAACGTTTCTTCGCAGTCCAGATACCCTTATCAGAAAGACCTTCACGTTTCATTTGCATTTTTTGCGCGTATGCGTGAACATACTCAGCAAGTTCAGCATAACTCTTATCAATAAATGGTTGAATCTTATCCTCACAGACACGATCCATGAAGGCGATAATTTTATCAGTCTTTTTCTCTCCAGAAAAAACTTTTTCAACAAGTTCACCAAGACGCAAATAGATCGAATCTGTATCCGAAGCAATAACATAATCAACGCCGTTTGTTTTAAGTATGTTGTTTATATATTGATTCAATTTGTTTTCGATCCAACGAATAGAAAGCTGACCAGCAGAAGTAACGGCAAGTGCCTGCCTCAAATCATAGAAACGAAAGTATTGTGAACCCATTGCACCATAAGCAGAGTTCAGAGATACTTTCTTAGCCAATTGAAGATTATCATACCGAGCAATCTTCTTCTTTATCTCATACTTTTTACTGGTATCTTTTTCGTTTTCATATTCTTGCTTTGCCTGCAACATCATCTTCTTAAACTTCTTCCGATCTTCATACATCTCTTCGAGCATTTTAGGAAGAAAGCCTTGCTTATGTGTCGTGAAGAATTGACCATTGGGTGTTAGAGTTACGCCAGCAGTTTTCAATGCATCAGTATCAATCTCTTTGTTCAATAGCTTATCTACCGTGACACCACGATGAATAATATCAAACATTTCCTGATTGTAATCTTTTGGATCAATCAGTGTTTCAGGTGAGATATTGTATTGCATCATCAAATGAGGGTACAGAGAGTTCAAATCGAATGATGCCACCCAATTGTGAAGACCAATCTGAGGTTCTTTAACATAAGCACCTTCAAATCTTTCATCTTTTTCACCAATAACTTTTGGTGGCACAACGATATTTCTTTCGAGAAGATAATTATAAATGATTGCATCCCACATTCTTGTCTGTGCGAAGATATCATCATAATTAGATTTTGTATCATATGCAAGAGTCAAACCTAGTTCGAGAAGTTTTAATTTATCTTCAAGCTTGATAATAAGTTCAACGTCTTTAATGTTATACTCGATAAACTTTTGATAGTTCAGTCTGTATAATTGATGAAGATTATCATACTCATCATAAGATAATTTGCTTTCACCAAGTTCAACATTGGCGATATTATCTAGTCGATAAGATTCTTGGGACTTGCCGCCAGGAGCATACCATCGATATAGTTCGATATAATCGAGAGAAGAAACACCTACGATATCATAGAAGATACTTTCTTTGCCTCGAACGTTAGTTTTTCTTTCTGAGATATAATTCCATGGTGAAAGCTTTTTCGTTTCATCTTCACCTAGAAGTTTATTGAAACGATTTACCAAATAAGGAATATCAAAGAACTTTGTATTCCAGCCTGTCACTACATCAGGATAATTCTCAGACCAATCTTTAATGAATGCTTTACATAAAGACCATTCATCTCTACATTTGATATAAGTTACATTTTCGAAAGTATTATTGAACTCACCGCATCCATAAACAATCATTTCACCATTGAGGGTTTTGATTGAGATTGCAGTAATTGGTTCATTTGCTTTGTATGGGTCAGGAAAGCCATTTTCCGAACCGACTTCGATGTCGATGATTGCAATGTTAATTTTCGACTGGTCCCATTCGACCATTCCTTTGAACTCATCAGCAATAAAGGCATACTCATAACGTGTGTTCCCATAAATTTTAAAGTTATCAACTTCTTCATATCGAGAAATAAAATCTCTACACTCTCGAATAGAATCAAATTTGTGTTCTTCAAGAGTTTCGTTTTGTAATGTTTTCCAAGGAGAATTGGATTTATTTTTAGCAGGCAAAAACATAGTCGGCGTGTAAGCAATTTTCATCTTTACACGCCGACCGTTCTCTACACCTCGGTAGAGAATATTGTTTCCTGCACAAATTACATTTGTGTAGAATTTATTCATCAAATTTTAGGAATAGCAGATGCGATTTGAATACCAGATCCAAAAAATTTGTTATATTGATTTTGAAGATCGACCACAGGGTTGTTGATAGTCAAAATATCTTCATAGTGAAACACGATTCCTTTTTCGAATTCTTCCGAAAAATCGAGAAAAGGAGCAAAAGCCATCATCGGTCCTTCTTTCGTTGGCTGAACAATTACTTGAACTGGTTGTTTTACCTTTATACAAGTTTTTTCTTCAGAAACTTGTCCAATAATCGTTTGATTAGTTTTAAATGTAATTAATTTTAGTTTCATAGTACAACCTTCTCCGTTTGCTCAAATACACCTAGAGTAACCCAACGTTTTGGGAAAAGCATTTCTCGATTTTGAAAATCTCGGATATCGAGAGTTGGATCATCAACCAAACCAATCAATTCTACCATACCATCATAGTCACGCAAAACCAAATCATACCTTTGCGCCCGAATAAGATTGTACTTTTCAACCAGATTTTCTGCTACTTTAGAAATATTAATCAATTTGAATATTACTCCATTGTTTGAGTTTATTAAACTTAGCTTCTTTTGCTAACTGCATACTAGACCAATTAACGAAACCTTTTTCTTCTAGAAGATCAATCATAGCAAGAAGATCACCTAACTCTTCTTCCAAATGATGTTTGTTTGTCTTAGGCTTTCCTGGCTTATAATTATCTGCACCGAATCTTTCACACTTACTAACTGCTTGAATGACTTCAGCACATTCTTCTTGGAGAATTAAAAGTATTTCTTTAATATCGCTCATTTTAATCTTTTTTAATAAATTTGTCAAGTTGGGGAGGCTGCCAGCCCTCAGGTTTCATAACTTTACCTGCCTCATTCTTAATAACTTTACCTGTTTGAATGTCGATTTTGCTTAGATTGCTACGGGCAACTTCATCCCAAGCACCATAAACATCCCAGCCTTTCATTTTACAGTAACCAAGAATTACCCAAATCATATCCATGCAAGCATCTAGTTGTTCGATATCATCATTTTTCTTGATGCCATCTTGAAATTCCCAAAATTCTTCATTGATAAGATTACGGTAAAGATAAACATTTTCCGATGAAGTTTTTTGATCACATGCATCAATAAATGTATCAACATCTTTATAAAAATCAGTCTCAAGTTTTCTCAAAATAATTGCTCCATCCTTTTCTGTTATATCAAGCCTAGTACCTTCATACCAGTTCATTTGTTCACACAGTTCGTCTGGCAACTGAAGAACAGCAGAACCATCATCTAGAACTTCAACAACTTCACCTATAAATTTATCCTTCATTACTATTCGGGTCTAGTGCAACCCGTCTCCATTCATTATCAACTTTCAACCAAAGGCGCTTGTCTCGACCGACTGCCATTCCAACTTGCAAGTCATATTGCGGATTGATTGGAGCAAAAGTATATCCATTTGTATCTTTTGGAGGTTCTGGTAGTTTTGAGTAACCCTGTAAAGTAAGCGTTGTTATTCCAATAGGTTGCATATCTACATCAGCAACATCTACTGGTGCAGGCAACATTTCTTTAACGATTGTTTCTTTTGTATGAATTCGTTCAATCACTTCTTTGCCAGCAAGAACACCACCAAGCAAACCACCGAGTAATCCAGTACCTCTAATAAATTTTCGTCTATTCATATTTTCTCCACACTTACATTACATTTTTCTAAAAATTTTATACCATCATCTGAGCGATAGACATTACGATAATATACACTCTTAATTCCACTCTGATATATGAGTTTAGCACAATCTAAGCACGGAGAGTGGGTAATAAACATCGATGCACCATCACCAGACTCGGTAGATTTGGCTAACTTAGCGATAGCATTCGTTTCAGCATGAAGCACCTCAGGCTTAGTTTTTAATGTAGGACCCTCACCCTGTAGATAAGGAAGTGAGGGTGTTATCACATCTTCACAATTATTATCCCAACCTGAGGGCATACCATTGTAGCCAATAGAGATGATGCGATCATCTTTTACAATAATCGCACCAACATGAAGACGCCGAGCACTTGACAATTCAGAAAAGGTTTCAGCGACCTTCATATATGCATTACGAAATTTTTCTTTCACATTGCCTCATATTCATCTTTACCTACACCACACTCAGGGCAAGTAAAGTCATCAGGCAATTCTTCCCATTTACCTTCTGTTGCTTCATCGTGTACATGCCCACATACTACACAAACATAATCGGGTTTCATAGAGCCTCCAATACTTTTTTGTATGCATTTGCATGGCGTTCTTCGACTTTCTTCAAAGCATGAAAACGTTTTTCTGCTTTCTCAAGAAGTTCGATAAATTGTCGTGCATGTTCTTCCGATTCTTGAATTTGTCCTTCAAATTCTTCAACCGATTTCATATCACCTTCTGTCTGAGCGATTGCTTCAAACTGAGGATACATTTCGGTATATTCATATGTCTCTCCAGCGATTGCTTTCTCAAGACATTCTTTTGTGCTTGGTTTACCAATGAGCAATTCGAGATGTCCCCATGCATGTTTAATTTCTTGGTCTGCGGTATGTTCGAAGTGTTTTGCAACATCTTCAAAGCCTTCGGCGCGAGCAATCTTAGCGAAGTATCTATACTTGATATGAGCCATTGATTCGCCAGCCAATGCGCTCTCAAGATTTTTTAGTGTTACGGAGGTTGTCATTTTTATCCTTTTAAATTTCTACTATAATTAATTGAAAATCATATGCTCGATCTTCATAACCAATATAACCTCTTGGATTGCACAAGATTCTGGTTTCACCAATCATATAATCGAATGTATCATGAGTATGACCATGAGTCCATAGTTTAATTTGTGTATGATCCAAGATGAATTCTGATAGATCGGATGAGTATGCACCATTAGTTAGATGATCACCTTGATATCGAGGTTTAACCGATTGCTTAGATGGTGCATGATGTCCTACAATCACATATTTTTTTGTGCTATCTGATACTTCACTACGAAAATAATCTAGAGTTTTCAGATGTTCTTCATATACAAACTCGGGAGATAAAACATAATCTGGACCATTACGAATAATTCTAAAATCGTTCATGACCCTTTTCACATGAAACAGAGTATTCGGATCATTTTTATTCATATCTGTCCATAAAGTTCCACATACAAAAGTGAAATCATCAATAGTAATGGATTCTTTTTCTAGAATATGAATATTCTTAAACTCTTCAAGTTCTTCATGAAGAATTTTTTTAGTCAGTTCGAAGTCACCACCATAATGCTCATGATTTCCCATAATATAAATCACATTAGGAAATCTTTCTGAACACTCTTTGAAGAATTTAGTAAATTCTTTTTCGAAATGTGTAGCAACACAAATATCTCCAGACAAAATCAATACATCTGCATCATTTTTATTGTCAAAAGATATAGGTCCAAATTCCAGATGGACATCAGAAGCGAGTGCAATTTTCATAGTATGTAACTCCTTTCCGTACCAATATAGCACGGAAAGGAGTCCTTGTCAATAGTTATTCTTGAAGAAGTTTAGATTGTTGTTTTTGTGCAACAATAGGAATCTTCTTTGGAAGCTTCTCCTCAGGAATCACATTCTCCAGTTCGACCGTCAGAATTCCGTCGACCAGGAACGCTCCATTCACGCGAACCGTATCAGCAATTTGAACGGTCTTTCTGAAGGAACGGGTTGCAATACCCTGATGCAAATAAGAACGTTTCTCATTCTTATCCACTTTCTTTCCAGCAATCGTTAGAGTGCCATCAGAAACTTCAATGTCAATTTCATCCTGTGAAAAACCAGCAACAGCAAGTTCTACAAGATACTTATTCTCACCAACCTTTACGATATTGTGAGGTGGAAAAGTATTTGCTGGAACTTTTTCGAGTGCTAGGTTCTCAAATGCATTGAAGAGTCGATCAAAGCCGACAGTGGTTGGTACGAGAGGTCCAAAAGAAATGCGACCAAGATTTAGTTCATTACCCATTTTTTTCTCCTTAATTAAGCAAGTTAAAGTTTACTACCCATTAGGCGTAGTGGTGAAGGTTTTTTACAAGGTTACCTTCTTCCTTGTCCCATCCCGAGGGAATATCCTTATATATTCGTTTTAGTGAAAGCTCCTTCATTGACCCAGTATTTTCTACCTGGATCCGTTTCTTTGAACACTAAAATAAAAGTCATATCACCTTCAACTCTCTTCAATGAAGCAGGGTCGGTATATACGATTTCATTCGTAAACAAATTTTTAAGTCTAATAAATTTTCTTCTTGCGTTGTTCATGATTCAACTCAATTTTTACTTTTCTTTCCTATATTGTATTTGCTAATCAACTGCCATTCATCTTTCTCTTTGAAAGAAATGATCTTGATTTGATGAATAGGTGCAATCTTCCCTTCTAAGATTTCGGGATTTACGATCTTGACCAGTTCCCATTCCTCAAGAAGTTTAGCGATGGCATTCCTACGCTCAATATCATTGTCTGTAATATTAGCAGGTTTTCCATCTAAAGAAAATAATTCCTTGAAATGAACGATATAATATTGCCCTCGTTTATGCAGTATGTGACATGACTGATAAAGAGTTTTTTCTTTCCTGGAAGAAACACCGATTCTCGTTAAAGTCTCTTTAACTTTAAGAAAGTCATCTTGTTCCTTTAAATTAACCTCTACGAATGTTGATAAGTCTGCCATATTACTTCCCCAGGCCGCCTTGCGCGGTTTTTTCTTTTAGTTGTTGTAATTGTTCCTCAGTAAGCAGACTCAGGGCTTCTTGTGCTTTAGATGTAGAAACACCATAAAAAGCCTTAATACATTCTATGTCTTCACTTTTTTCAGCCTTAACCCACTTATTGAAAGGTCTTTTTCGGGACCTCACGGTATTTATTAAAAAATCATTTTGTAATTTTTTATCTACAAATGGTCGCTGATTCATCTCGTTCGCAAACATGATGCAATCGAAATGATAGGAAAGAGCACGGTTCACCAGAAAAGGTTCATAAGTCTTTTCTGTGTAGTCATCAACAATGAGGTTCTTTTTTCCTTGTAAAATTTCATTGACATAATCGAAGGGACTCATTTGAACTCCAGGCTTACCATCAGTTCAGTGAGACATGCAACAGTATTAATCTGAGTATCAGCAACGAAAGCTTGTTTATACTGATAGTCTGCAAGAATAATCACTGCTTGCGGAATGCTCTGAGGTTGCAAGAGGTCATATAGGCTGTCATAGATTTTTCTATACAGTGTCGCAGGATCTACATCATTAGAAGCGACCCACTTACGAATTGCACCAAAGTCTTTCTCTTTCAATGCTTTCGTAATTTCAGTAATAGAAACATCACCGACTTGAGAAAGAATTCCAGTATCGATCCTACCAAACTTCGAATATCTCTGAAGTTCATTGATAGTTCTACGAAAATCTGGAAAGTGTTTCTTGACTACTTCAGCCAAAACTTTCTGATCGAATTCGACATTCTCCTTCTCCAAGATTTGAAGTACCATCTTGTAGAAGAGTCCGGCCATCTGTACCTTTTCATCAGACCTCAAAGTGAAGTCTACAACTGCACAACGAGAGTGCAAAGGATCGATAATCCGATTCTTGAAGTTACAAGTGAAGATGAAAGAACAATTGCCTGCGAATTCTTCCATAGCATTACGAAGAGCAGGCTGGGTTGAATTAGGATTCAAATAGTCTGCTTCATCAATGATGATAACTTTGCGACCACCAGTAAATGATACCGATGATGCAAAGTCTTTAATCTTTGTACGAAAGACATCGATGCCGGACTCATCAGAACCATTGATCATGATAAAGTCGGCACCGATTTCATTGCACAGTGCTTTTGCTACAGTTGTTTTACCAATGCCTGCTCCGCCATGCAAAAGAAGATGTGGAATGTTTTCTGATTTAACATACTCCTGAAAAGGCTTTTTAAGCCTTTCAGGAAGAATGCACTTATCAATCGTTTGCGGGCGGTACTTCTCCGTCCAAAGTAAATGTTCCATAGTTCCTCATAATAAAAAAATAATCAATTAAGCTTGGCTAGTTGAGCCAACTTCAGTTGCAACCCAATATTGAATTGGTTTGTCTTTGTTTTTGAAATTTGCGATACCTCTAAAAGAGATAGAGACATCATAATTTCCTGGAACCATGCGAAGATTTTCTGTCTTGAAAATCAAGTTATACTTCTTACCATCACCATCAGCAATCTCAATTTGACTTGAGTGAGCGGAACTATTTTTACTATCGAGTTGAGTAACACAAATCTTACCACCATCGGATGTCACTGCAACATGAGGACTACCGAGAACGGAGGCTGAACGAAGAATAGAATCCAAATCTGTAGATGAAAGAGTGAAGCTAACATCAACAGATGGCATATTGATTGCCTTTTCTGGAGCATTCTTAATCATCGTAGTATCACACAAACGATAATTAGTTTTCTTACGACCACTCATCAGGTATGCAGACTTGTTGTTATCACCAAGTTCAATTTCGGTATTCTCATCATGAAGACTGATAACCGAGAGAAAACGATTCAAGTCATAAATCGCAAAGTCTGATGGAATGGTTTCTGTGATGGTAGTCTCGGCAAGAATTTGCTTTTGAGGATCACAGGTTCGAATAATATTACCAGTTCGAAAAACCAAACCATCATTGATGGTTGCAAAGTTTTTAAGAATACCAAGAGTTTCTTTAGAAAGTTTCATTATATAAATTCCTTTTATTTTTCACTTTGATGAAAATTCAATTCCAAGTTTGACTGTAGTGACTCAGTATCTTGAAATTTTTCAACAGAATAGATCATATCATGTTCATACAAAAACATCAAGCAACACATTGCATGAGCAAGGTGATGTTTACCAGATTCGAGATCGAATTGTTCACCTTCTCTATAAGCCCACAAATGCCTTTGAAGTGCATCGAAATACCTTCGCTTAGAGTCTGGAACTTTCTTCCAGTTATCTCGCTCATATTTCTGTGCACCGAAAGTTAGTACATCTACAGTAGCTTTCAATGCTGCTGGCGGGAGCAAACCATACTCCAACTTGTTACCATCAAATTTACGTCCGCCAGTAGTGGCAGTTTGCGAAGCTTTTACCAATTCTTCAGTAGAGGTATCATCTTCAAATTTTGCCATCATAGTCTCCCAGTAAGTTCAGCAATTTTTGGCATATTACCAGTAAATGGATATGTACCAATATGTTGAGTCTTCATCCATGGACATAAGAAGATTTGCCCACCAATCTTTCTCCACAGTTGACAGAACATATAATCTTCTGAAAGATATCTGTCTGTACCGCCACCTGTTGCACTATCTTTTGAATCGATGATTGTATCGAAGTATGCATGAATATACCTCGAACCATCAAAGTTGGCCTGTCCAACATGATCTGGTCGATAGCGAAGTTGTGGATATGCTTTCTCCATTTGTTCAAATACATGTCTCTTAATCAACATGAAACCAGTTCCGATTTCTAGAACTTCAAGAGGTTCGGTAACCGTAAACTGTTGTGTACCTTTTACGACATTGAAGACATAATCACCAACCAGATTCTCAAGTTCACCAGGAGAAAGATCGGGATGTTTTCTTGCGGCTTCAGCAACATTATTCCAATTGATAGATTTTTTAGGATAAGGTCCGCCAATTACATCTTTGTCTAAGGCAAGCAGTGCAATTACATCTTGTGGACTGTAATGAATATCGGAGTCAATGAAGAGAAGGTGAGTACAATCTGACCTGAGAAATTCATCAGCCAAATAATTTCTTGCTCGCGTGATAAGAGATTCATTAAATAGGAAAGAGAATCGAGTCTCTACTCCATACTTTGTCATGATACCTTGAAGATCAAGACAAGATTTGATATACATCCCATGTGCCATTCCACCATACATCGGAGTGGCAATAAAGAGTTTGCTTTTCTTCAAGTCTTCAACTTTAACTTTAATTTCCATAATACACCCATAAAATAAAAAAAGGAAGCGACATTACTATATATCGCTTCCTTTTACCTAATCCAACATTAGATTAGGCGAATGTGTTGATACCTTGAGAACGAAGAGCACGGAAACCAGCAGCAACAACTTCACGATTGGCTTTACCGAGACGGTAATAGGTAATCTTACGACCATTAGAAAGAGTTTTCTGGTTGGTGTAGATTGGATGTCCTTCTTCTCGAAGTTCATTAATCCGAGCAGCAACATTGGTAACACCAAACATACTACGGGCCTGAGCAGTAGTAAAGGTATTATACTTACCGTCTTTACTCAAAAATTTAAGCATACGTTCTTTTGCGTTCATATAAAACTCCATTATAAAATCACACTTTATTTTTACTTGAGAGGTGATCGATATCTCAAGATACTAATATCATAGCACAATAGAACCTATCGAGTCAATAGGTTCTGTCGGTAATGATTAAAAAGGAATATCGTTATCGGCATCCGAAACGACAGTCGCAGGCGTATCGGACAGTTTTGCCTCGGCATCAAGTTTCGTATAAAGATCCATGAAGGAAGCTTTCGTATCAACATCAAACCGATTCAAGCAGAGTTCAATAGCTTTCATACGATTTTTGTGAATACTAAAGGTCTTAACGATATGTACCAGACGGCGAGTGGAGATAATTTCATCAACACCACCTTCACTGAAGGTTTTGCGAATTACATCAGCCCACGATACAAGTTTTTCAGCAAATTCATCATCAGAGCAACCAAGGGAGTCTAGTTCCTTTTTGATAATTTTCTCTTCAACTTTCATAGGAGGAAAGTCTTGTTCAAAGGTATTCAGAAACCGCTCAAGAAAGGCTTCATTCAATACATTGGTGAACATATATCGACCATCTTCGCTACCTTTACCTTTGGTATTTGCGGTAGCAATGATAGTGAAACCTTCAGCAGGTGATACCAATTCATTTTTCTTTTTCAAAAGAAACGGCTTACCTTCAAGTACACGCTGAAGGCAGGAAAGATTCTGAGCACCATAATCAATCTCATCGATACACAATACCGCACCTTGGCGAGCAGCAACCGTTACAGGACCATCACGCCATTCCATCTGACCATTGATAAGTACATAGTTACCGAGAAGATCAGATTCATCGGTATCGGGTGTCATTGAGATGCATACAAACTTACGTTTAGCCTTAGCGCAAGCTTGTTCAACGGACATGGTTTTACCGTTACCAGACTGACCTGTAATAAACACAGGAAAGAATTGATTACTCTTTACGATAGCCAGAATATCATCATAGTTACCGAAAGGTACATAGTTTTTGTATGCCTCAGGTACTAGATTCTCGGTTTCAAGATCAGTGGTAACGCTAGTGATACGATTACCACTAGAAACGACCGGCTCAGGTTTTTTCATAGGAATTACAGCCATATCAACAGTGGTGCCTGGTACCTTATATAGACCGCGACCAGCACGATTAGAATCTTCTTTTGTGAACCACTGAGGAAACTTTAGATTGTTTTCCTCACAAATATCAACAATTTCTTGGCGTGATACAACCTGTTTGCCCGAAGCTTTGACCAATGACAGAAATTCTTCACGTTTATCAGTCCGAGAGACTCGCATAATATAAACTCCAATCAGTTAATAATCACATTATACACGCTCTGGTTTTTGTGTCAACCAGAGTGTTGTAAAAATCATACAGCAATTTCTTTAATGAACTTGTTGACAAGTACACGGTTAACTTGTCGTTTCTTATTCATCTTAATGAATGCATTCCTTAATTTACTTTGGCTCATTTTATCATCTACTTCCAGATCCTCATCTTCGATTTGAAGATTCGAACCACCAGGAATCATAAAGAATTTGGAGTAGCCACGATTGTGAGACTCAAGAAACTTTTCATCTCGCATTTTTTTGGCTAACTCTGAGGCTTTCTCGCGCATTTCCTGGTGTGCATTGTTTTGATATATTTTTTCTTGCATATTTTGTCCATCTTCAAAGAAATATTTGTCAAGAATATTATATTTCATTGCACCTAAACTTTTAGAGGTAATGAAGAATCCAATGATATCAGATTCGGCAGTTTCTTTATACCACTTCATAATAGATTCGCGCAGACCATAATCATGTTCATATGAAGTAACTTTGAATTGCATTTTCTTACTTTTATCATTAATGATCAGATTAACATTTCGACGATTCAAACTATCAAACTTTTGTTCAGATTTCACATAAGAAGAAATGATATCGGCATCACCATCATGAAGAACGATAGTTTTAACGATATCAAGATTATTTTTCTTTTTGAAATCAACGGTAAGATTCCTCAAAGCAACCACAGCCTCGATTAGAGGAGTATTCGAAAGAGTTTCACTATTAGGAACATAATACCGTTTACCTTGAGTATATGATTGTAGATAGGAATTTGATAGACAAACCAGATTCTTTACGCATCGAGTGAAATCACGAGTAGACATCCGATTACTCAAATACTCTCGAAGAAAAACGGGAAAGAAG